ATTACCACCTGTAAGAGTAGTAGATGCTCTTGAAGCATTTGCTATTTGCTTGGCTACGTTTTGATCGTATGTACGAGCAAGTGCCTTGCCTAATTCATCAGCGTAAGTTGCTCTTACGTCATAATGATTCTTAAGTTCGTCAATGTTAGCAACGAAACTTTGTGCAATTAGAAGATCATCTATGTTGATAATCTTTTCATTCGCCAAGATTTGGTTTGCTCCAACGAGGGGAGTACCTACTGTATGGTACGCAGCAGTAGCAGTTCCAAGAACTGGAAACTGTGCTGACTTACCACTTGTGATAGTACGAACTGAATGAAGTTGCTCGTTGAAGATATTGTTTCTAGCAAAGGCAGTTAGAACTTCTCCTGAAAAAACTTTCAGGAATAAAGCATCAAAGCCTGTACCAGAGTTATTAACCAAACCAAGGCGAGATACTGTGGCGTTAGCCATAGAAAACTCCTTGATTAAATTTACATTTGATTAAAAACTTTCATTCACTTTCGTCTATTTTTTCACAAGTGTTATCTACCTCAGTAGGCACTTATTATATATAGAGTAATCGCCATGTAGTTTATACAGACCCACAATTCCACTTGCGTAGTGCAAGTGCTTTGCGAGTTAGCTTGCCATCTTTTTTTAATGGTCCTTTTACCTTTGACATTCTGGCACAAAAAGATTTTCTTCTTGCTTTTTGTCTAGGTGAAAGTCCACTTGTTTTAGTAACAGGAGCTTTTAAATTACCACCTGTTGCTCTGTTGTATTTTCTCCGACCTCTAGCAGTAAGACCACCTGTGGGGTCTTTATCTGCTTTGGTCATTGATACAGACATAAAAGATGTAAGCTATTTAAAATATAGCATTATTACGCAATCTTTAAACTATCTCTATTTTTTTTCTTCTTTTTATCTGGAAACCCTTTCTGCATATTTGCATAGGCTTCATCTGTAATAGTACTTTTCTTTTTAGAACGACTAATACCTTTTTTCTTTCTTTGATTAATGTTGTAGTAAAGACCTTTTTTCATAATTACTTACTCCCAAAAACGCTAGAGCCTTCATATCGAGCATATACGCTTTGTGTATAAGCTACATCTTTACCGTAACGTGGGTCACTAACAGCAGCTTCTACTTCTGCTGCTGATTGGAAAGGTCTTGGACCGCTTGATGCTGGCTTTCCTGAAATTAAATTTGGTTCAGTTCCCATAGCTTTTGTGTATTGTTGATAGAGACCTTGCACCATAAATTTTAATTGTGGTGCGGTCATAGTTTTAGTTGCTTCATTAAAATCTTTTATCTCACCTTTTGGTAAATTTTCCATAGCCCAACTAACCATCTTGGCATAGTTATCATCACCGCCTACAGATTCCCTGATATTTATTACTTCTGCTTCTGCTAGTTCTCCTTCTGCTTCACCTGCTTCACCATAACCCATTTCTGCTGCTCTACCTGTTAGGTAAGAGTCAACAGCTCCTTTACTTAATCCAGCATCTAATAAAGATTGATACATTTCTTCTGGTATCTCACCTTCATTCTTATGAAACTCTGCACTAATTTTAAATGGGTCAATCTGTGCTTCTTGAAAAATAGCACCTAAAGTTTCACCATAAGCTTCATTAACAGATTCATAATTAACAGACCCATCTTCTGTATAAAAATCTTCATAGCCTTCTGGTATTCCAGTTTCACTTTCGCTTTCTGTTTCAGCTACATCTTCTTCTGTTACTGTACCAAGCTTGCCTTCAAGTTCTTTATAACTATTAGCAAGTTCTTCTACATTTCTAAACTTACCAAGTATAAGACCATTTTCATCTGTTTCATTTTCAGCTAAAGTTTTTAAATCTTCTTGAGACATTGGTGGTGTCTCTGTGACATTAAGTTGTGATGAAGTCATAGTGGTTTTCTTTTAACTATAGTGAATTGTACTGCCATGTCTAGTGGTAACATCACCAGACTTTTCAGGTACAGGGTTTTCTTCGTATTCTCCTACCCTACTAACAACAGCTTTTTCAGAAACAAACTTTCCATCTTCGTCTCTTTTCCTAGATTTTTTAGCTGGCATCTTGAGGTTCCTCCATTTGTTGAGTTTGTGCATTTGCTAATTCAGCTTGTGCATTAGCAGCAGGGTCAAGAAGTTTTGAACCTAAAGCTGCTGGTCCAAGACTTTGAATGAGCTGTTGCTGTTGTGCTTGCTGCATTTCTGCTTGGATTTGCTCGGCATCTTTTACTAGGTTAGCAGTATCTATACCAATACTGGTAGCTAGTCGTTTTATGGCTTCATCTACATTGACGTACTGACGCATAACATCTGGTCCAAGTGCTTGAGCCACAGTTGTTATAAACTCAATTAATTTACTTCTATCATTACCTCGACCAAGACCTTGTAATCCTGTAACGATCTTTGGTTTGACCAAGTTAGAGTCAAGCTTTGCAACCTTGCCAGCTCTTACCATCATGTGAATACGTCTCTTTAAATATTTAAGCTGGAACTCTTGGGTCAAGATGCTGTATATTCCTCCAAGACTATTCTCTAGTTCTTGTGCCATAAGATTTATCTCGGCTGCTGTTACTCTTTCTGCGTCACGTTGTACTGATCTTGCTGTCAAGAAAGCCATTTCAAGTCTTTGCTCTATCCTTTGAATAATAGTTTGTGCAACTACAAAGTCGGAACCTTTACCTACTTGCATCACAGAAATATCAGCAGCACTTCCTTCTCTGATAGCACCGTTGGGAGCCTTTGCAATAGTGCTTGCTCTTGTAATTCCATTTGGGTTAACAAGAAATAATACCTTTGCACTAGCAGCAGCACCTTCAATAATTGCTTGCATCAAAGATTCAAGTGTTATCAAGTCTCCTCTATATTCTTCTACATATCCTCTACCATAATCTTCACCATCAACTCTTATAAATCTTAGTGGAATCCAAGGCGATACATCTTCTTTAGATTGACCTTGTGTATTTGGTATCATTTCACCCTTACATTCTTGATGCCAAATAACATCATCATTATATCTTTTAATGCAAGTATAAATATCAAGATCATCTTCATAAGTCTTGGCATCATAGTTTTCTTTTTGTCTTATCTTTTCTAAGAAGTCAGCAGGTAAGGCTCTTGGATTTATAGTTTCTTTTGTAAATATTTCAATGACATTACCTACTTCATCACGCTTACAAACAAACTTAGATAATGGATATACCTTGAGTCCTTTATCTGTTAGATATAACAAAACATTACCAGATACGACAAGATGTTTTAGTGCTTCAAACATAGCAACTCTATCGTTTGAAACTTCTATCTCATTCATCAATACATTTTCGTATGATCGTAAACCTTTATCTATTTCAGTAGCTAGACCTTCTTGCCCTTCTTTTGCTAACTCTGTTCTATCAACTTCTAATTTAAAAAATGCTGTGCTTGGAGGTAGCAAAGTCATTAATAATTTATTCGATAAAGAATTTACACCACGACTACCTACAGCTTGAAAGGGTGTTTTTATTTTAGGTCTAGTGCCAGTAGTAGTTTCTGGTATAAGACTAGGTATCGTAAGCTTTGACGATTCTTTAGCTTCTCTATCGTATGTTGATCTTAACGAAACAAGTTGTTCGTATTTGTTTGCTGCTGTAGAACCTTCCATATCATGTTGGATATTTTAAATTACCTGCACCCATACCCATAGTTGTAGTAAGTAAAGGTATTTGTAAAGACCTAGTACCCAACATCTTTGGTTTGTTTGCTTGTGTTTGTGTTGCACTACTTTTCTTTTTTCTTGAAGGTCTTTTTTTTGCTACTGTTACTGTTTCAGCAGTAGCTTCTATTGGACTATCTACTGGTTCTGGGTCTGGGGGAGGTGGCGGTGTAGGTCTACGGAAACACATGATTAGGCAACTCCTGTTTTTCTACCTGTAATTCCTCTAGAGAATTTTCTTTTCATTCTAGCATTAGCTAAAGATTTAGCTTTGTTTTGTCTATCTGTTCTTGCTTGTCTTGCCTGTAAAGAATTATTACCGCCACTTCTACCAGTAAGGGCTGTAGTTGTAGCTAGATTTTGTTGGCTTGGGTCTACATAAGTTCCTTCTTCTTTTTGTCTTTTAATCATTAAAGATTCAGTAGCTTTCTTTGTATCTTTAGGATTATCTACACCTGTTTGTTTACCTGTTACAACAGGTGGAGCATTACTAAACTTAGGTTTCTTTTCAGTAGTAGTAGCTGAACCTCCCATACCAAAACACATAACTAATTCTCCAATACCCTTTCAGTTAACATGGTTTCTTTCTGTCTTAGTTGTTGTTCTATCAGGAAGTCTACAACATATCTTTGACCAGCTTTATACCATATTTCTTTTTCAGACATAGACAAATCAGGGTGACGTTGAGGAAACACAGAGTCTAAACCATTGATAAGTTCATCTGTAATAGGTGGTAGATTTCTATTTTCCAAAGTAAAAAGCTAGTTATATTTATATTATATGTTACGATATAAATAGCAAGGAGTGGTTACTTTGCTGCAACACAACCTCCGTTAGTGAGATAGGGTGGGTTGATTTTTACAAAACCCTAGGTGAGTGGTTCCATCTAGGGTTTTGTTTTGGGGTTCCAAAGTTTTACTTGTCCTGTAAATATATCATAATCACCGTCTCGTAATATTCTTGTAAGTCTTGTATTGAGAATTGCATCAGCCATTGTGTAACCTTTCTTCTCATAAGTCTGTAATACCTTATGCCATAAAGCTTCTTCAGTATCAGGTACATCAGCTAACAACTTGCTTGCAGTAACCATACCCATACCTTTAATACCAAGTATTCCGTCACCTGCGTCACCTGCAAGAGCCATTTCAAACCAATGTCTATCTGCTTTACGTTGTGTTATATGTTCTACTTCATCTTCTGCTATCAACTTACAAGGTATAGTTCTCATATCTTTATCAACAGATACAATAATTGGGTCTTTGTATTTGTTTGAAGTAGCAAGTAAACCTAAGACATCATCACCTTCAAGACCATCTAAATATTCAGAGGTATATTCATATTTAATTTTTTTTATTATGTCTTTTAAAGCTAGTGGTTTTCTTTTACCTAATCTATTTATTTTATATTCAGGAAAAATTTCATGTCTAAATGTTGGATAAGAACTAAAGCACATAACCACATCATGTTTACTACCTGCTACTGATTGATAGAAAGCTAATCTATTTTCAATCAGATTCATTATGTCTCTTTCATCTGTATGTAAGGTATGCTCCCACTCATTCCATCTTGTATCTTGTTCACAAGCACAACATGAATTGTAAATAAGATAGTCAGCATCAATTAGTAAAGTCATACTTAATCTCCAAATACATTTTCATAAACAATTAATCGACCAGTATCTTGATCGTAAAGTAGCTTATCTACTTCTCCTGTCATACCAGTATGTCTTGACTTAAGTATCTTTAGTTGTAGTCTTTGTCTTTCGCTGGCTTCGCCTACCTGATTTCTTGATGCTCCGAGAACTACATCACTTAACTGTAGTAGTCCAGAGCTGCCCTTCAAATCAGACGTAGATATTTCTCTACCCTCTTCATGTGCCTGTCCTTGTGGTCTGCGTAAATGACTAACAAGTATAAGTGCTATACCAGTTGATTCGCATAGACTTCTAAGCTTAGTCATTGTCACATCTATAGCTCGTCTTTCATTATCTAAATCTAAACCAGAGGTAACTATTGTTATATGATCTAGTATGATTATCTTTACCCCATCAACCGTAGCCAAGTACCGTATCTGTTCTAATAAAGTGTCAGGGTCAAGTGAACCAAAGTGATTATATAAAAATAGATTTCTTGTAGAAGTTAGCCTGTCAAATGATTTCTTTAATTCATCTTGGTCTACTGTTTCTTCTGCTGCTAGATGTAAAGGTATATTCAAATCAATACCAACTAATCCCTGTAAGGTTCTTTGTACTGATTCTTCTAGTCCAATATACCCTAGCTTAAGATTCCTTTTAACCAAGAAATGATATGCCAATTCTCTACAAATCGTACTCTTACCAGCTCCACTTCCTGACGCTACAGTAAACAGTTGCGTAGGAAATATTCCTTGGGTAAAGCTATTTAATTTAGGAAATGGAAAATCAGATATTGGTTTACTTGTTTCTTTTATAAACAAATCCCAAGCATCAGCTCCATTAATTAAACTGTCAGGTCTTGACGGTCTAGCTTTCCAAAGTTGTTGCCTTACAATTTCAAGTTCATTCAAAACTAAATGATCGTTTACATCATTACGTTCTAATCTTGCTATAGCTGCTTTACCTTTTGGTAAAACCTCCAAACATTTTTCTGCTGCTGAATTACCTGCACTATCATTATCAAAACAAATAACAATACGACAAAAAGTATCTAGCCATTTATAATTAGCTGCTAAATATTTTGGTGCTGATTGAACACCTGACGGTATAGATACACAAGGAAACTTATTACCCTGTATCTGGCAAGCACTCATGCAATCAATCTCACCTTCGCATACAGTTATAAATACAGAACCATTACCTCCATGTTGTCTCCATAGATGTTGACCCCATAGCATTACGTTTGACATATCACCTATCCATACAAACTTCTTATCTTGAAAGCGTATGTGTTGTGCTACATCATTACCCCTTTGATCTTTGTATGTAGCAACCTGAACTGGCTGTCCTCTAAATTCTGATATGCCATAACCAAATAGTTCGCAAGTTTCTTTTTTGATTCCACGTTTGGCAAGAGCTGTAGGAGTGACGGTAAGTAATTTTGTTTTTTGTTTTTTTATAGGAATGATGTTGGTGGTCATCTTCTTTTCTTTTTTATTTGGGTAGTAGGTGTAACCGCAATCTTGTGTGAAACAATGCTTATGTCCATCACTAAAGACCGCACAGTTTTTCTTGCCACAATCAGGGCATATTTCTTTAATCTTGTATGTGCTTTTCATTGTCAAGATTACATCTATGTTCATTAAGGATTACATCTACCCACTCGTCACCGTTCCATACAACCCATATACGTCTGTAATCGTCATATAAAGTGCAACCGAGTTTGGGGTTTTGTGGTAAAGGAAAGCTAGGCATACCAATCGTTAGGAATAAATTTGTCACAGTATTGGAACCCATGTCTCTCACACCATTTGGCATAAGAGATTGAGTTCTTGGCTTTAGATAGTTTGGTTCTGCTATTTTGAAAACAGAACCTTATATCTAGGTCGGGTCGTTTCTCCTTAATAGCAAGATGCTTTCGTCTATCTGCTTTTGAGAAGTAGCCCTTTGTTTCAACAATAAAATTGTTGAGGATAAAGTCAGGCTTATAGCTGCAAGTGATTTCATAGTCAATGCTGAGAGTTTCATAAGTAAAAATAATTTTCTTTTTATTTAGGGTGTCAGCAAATTGACTTTCAAATTTACTCTTGTACTTAGAAGTCGGCTGCTGTCGCTGTCGTTTGGGTTTCTTCTTCGTAGCTCGCTGGCTCTGCTGTTTCAAAGTCACTTGCTCCTCCTCCTGTAAAGGGAACTATATTTCTAAAACAAATGCTTAAAGGAATACATTTAATACCAACACCGTTACCGCCAGCATCATACCCTTTAGCAAGGAAAGACATTTGACCAGTTGTTTCAGGGTCAATCTTCTCTAGCTTCTGTCTCTCTTCATCATTCATCAACTGTAAATCGTTGTTGTAAAAAGCAACAGGTGTATTGTTGTATGGCTGTCCTGTATTTGGATTGATACCACTAGCTTTTTTAGAAACTTTTACAACTAAATATTCTTCTTCAAATGACCAAGGAAAGCTAGGCTCTCCTGTCTTTTGACTTTTAGTTAAAGTAAATTTTCTATCAGGAAAAGCTTCTTTCAAACTAGCCTTCCAACCTTCAAGTAGTTGTTCTAATTTTTGAACCATAAAGTTAGTAGCTTCTACCAACTTGCCCTGTTCATTTTTCATCTGACTACCTACTGGTATAAGTAGTTCACCCTTCCATTTTCTTACACCTTTATATTCATCAGGTGTTACATAATAAGACCAACGAAATTTTGTACCGTTGGGCGAGACAAGTTTAATTGTCTCAGGTTTTGGACCTGCTTGTTCCATGAATTGTACCTTGGTTAGTATCTGGTTTTATCGTCTATAAAAGACGTTCCTCTACTATACCTCTATTGTTAGTTATGTAAATATATATGGTGCTGTCAACACATCTGTTATATCAAACTCCCCCATGTGTAGTGCAGTTGGTAACGACTTGCTATCACTTAATTGTTGTACTGATTGATGATATAAATTATCTAAATTATTATCGCTATAAATGTTAAAGAAACTTTGCTTAACACATTCAATAAACCTTTCAAGTTCACTAGCTGGACTACCATAACAATCGTGAATGATACAAAAGTTTTCTAACCCCTGCTTATTAGCTTCAACTAAACTCATGTGACAATGAGCTGCATCAAGACTATGAATATAATTACTAGGGAAACCCTGCATCTGTTTTCTTTTATCTATCTTGTTCTTATCAGCTTCATTCAAAGATAATTTAATACTTGAATTACTGATCTTAGTTGTTACTCTTTTTACTTGGCTTTGATAATAGTTTTGTTGAACATAGAAACCACTAGGACTATGCCAAGCTATAGGTTTATTTTCTTTATTAAAACATTTAGCTATATCTGTCAGATGATCTAATAGTTTTCGTGACTCAGGGGTTACATACTTAACAGCTTGCTCAATCATAACTGCAAGATAAAAATTATTCTTAAAATTTTTTGCGATAAAAACATTTTCATTTACAAAATATTTTTCTATATAATTAGCTATACCGTATGTCGTTGAATTGTAAGGAACCATCAAGACAGGTTTCTTTATAAATGCTCTTGTAAATTTATCTCGTTCTTTATACCACTCTTTAGCTTGGTCTTGTGTGTCATGTTTTAATAGCATAAGCAATACATCTAACACTTGTTTATATAGGTCTTGTGGTTTTTCTACATTCTGCAAGTTAACTTTATTAGCTAACTTCTGATTACCTGTAAGACCTGCTATGTGTTGATAGCCATTGTTTGTACCATCAAGACAGCAAACATGATGCGATACATAACCCCAACCATGTAGTTGAAATTCACTCCACTCTTTACACCATTGTAAAAATTGAAATGGTTCCTTTGCTTGACCCCAAATATCTATGTTACTGATAGGGTCTTTATATACATCTTCAGCCCAATCAGTACCAAGAGAATGTGCAAACTTTATTCTATCTTCATACGATTCTTTGTTTAATCCATAATGATTTGCACCTGCTATAGCCAGCCAGTTTAATTGTTCCATATTATCTATAGCTGCACCTTTATTAAATATATGTAGACCTCTAGCTATATCATTTCCTTGTGGGTGAAAGTTAGCAGTAACAGGGTACATTCTACCTGTCCAATCAAATTGATATATGTGATGAAATTTTTCTCCAACATATTTTTTTGCAGTATCAATCATAGATATTATTTGGTATCTCTTGCTTTTATTTTGTGCGTTCATATCATGTATTAAAGATGCTAAGTATCTCCACTCCTTCCAAGCTTCAGGGTCTTGCTCTTTATTAATTGGTTTTGTTGGTACTTCCTTAAGTTCTCTATCAATCAATGAGCCTACCTCTATACGTTCCTCCCAACAGTATTCAAGAATATCAAGAACAAATTTATCTACTGTCCACTCAGTTTGACTTGCCAAAGATAACGCTTTCAGACATAGTGTTAAGTCTTGTTCTTGTACTTTTTTTAAATGGTCTCGATCAGTAGATTTTATTGCTCTTGTCTGTAATCTTTTTGTAAAATATCCTCCATCATTTATTGATGTCCAATCTCTAGGTTTATCGTAACAAGGTAAGAGCTGTGGATATAAAGCTATCCTGTTAGCTCTACCCTGCTGTATATATTTCATATAAACATCAGTAAATACAACGTAACTTGTTGTACTTTTACCAACTCTTTTACTAATAAATTTAATCATTTTTAATTTCATAGCTGTAAGTTCTATCAGCTTCAATCCAACCCTTAACTTATTAGCCCTAGACCAAGGTTCAAACGTATGCCCTTTGCGGTTCATGTGGTGTACCATCACACGTTTTTTATAGCCATCATGGTTTGTATCTCTTGTATGTTTTTTTATAGCTTTAAAATGTTTAGGGTCTTGCTTTTCAAACTCAGTAAATCTAAGTTCATCTTCTAACATTTGACCTATCTTTACAGCAGTTTGCGTTGTAGTTTTTTGTACGCTAATACAATCAATAATTTGTTTGAAAGCAATAAAAGAAACTACATCTAGGTCAGGAAACTTTGCAAGATATATTGCTGATATAACTTGCCTTCCAGCTTTACCAGTAAAAGAAACTTTAATATGTTCTTTAAGATATTTTGTAAGCTTATCGAGACCTGCTTCAATTAAATTTCTAGCGTAATAATTTTCAGATTCTTTTCCTTTTTCTATATTTTTATTTTGTTTACTGATCTTGTTATAAGCTGAGATACTACAGATACTTTGCTCTAGCTCTAGTTGTTTTTTACTAGGCTCAACCATTATTGAAGATACCTCCAATATTCTTTTGGTAAAATTTTCTTTGCGTGTTTAGTTTTTCTAATGTCTCTTACTCGGTCACGTTTAGCTCCTAAGTTACAAGATTCTGGAACAGAATCAAATACAAGATTCCATCTTCCATTGTTGTCGAATAAAAACCAACGACCACAACGTCTTTGCTTATAGCCAGTAACATAAACTTTCCAAGGACTTTTCTTAGGCCAAGGTTTCATCATCAGTTCAACACCTCCACAACAGAATGTAAGGCTCTTGGCTGTAGGTGTGCATAGATCATGGTAGTTTTTATATCTTCATGGCCTAACCAATCCTTAACAAGTAGCAAAGGAACCCCACGTTGTACCAATCTGCTGGCTGTTGTATGCCTACATAGGTGTAAGGTATAAAACTTTTTATCGGCATAGCCTAACGACTTTCTAGCGTCTTGCCAGATACCGTTGAGCTGGTCATATTCAAGACTAAATACCTTATCAAAATCTCTAGCTCTTCTATAGTATGGTCTAATAATTGATTGAACTCTATTAGTCATAGGTACAGCTACAGCATTATCATTTTTTCTTTCATTAAAATTTATCTGATTATTTTCAAAATCAATAAATCTTTTTTCTAATCCAAGTAACTCATTAACCCTGCAACCTAAGTCTATTAGACATTCAACAATATCTTTTGCTTCTCGGTTTCTTTGCATACAGTTTAACCAACTAAGAAGCTCCCTTTCCATATCCTCAGTAAGATATTCTACCTTTTGTTTTTTTATCCTATGTCTTTTGGGTAGTCTTACTTTATCAATATATCCATCGTCAATCATGTGATCTAAAACTGTTTTTAAATAACCTCGTTTTGTATTAACAACAGCTTTACTATTTTTTAATTTTAATAGTAAGTAATCCATCATTTTATTTACAACAGGTGTTGTAATTTTGTTTACTTTTAAATCTCCAATAGCTTGAATGTTATGTTTCATAGCTGTAAGAAAATTCTTAGCTGAGTCAGTACCGTTGTACTGTCTTTTGTACACTATCCGAGTAGCTTCTGATAGCGTTGGAATTGTTTTTTTCATAGTGGTTCTAAATAAAAATTAATCTGTCATCAAGTCATCTATCATTTCAAGATAACCTTTCTTGCCAAAGTCTATTAAACCTTGGGTTGTATATTCTCTTGTAGAAAATTTATTCCCACAAACAGAACAAGTACGAGACCGCCAAACAAACGGTGTCGTACTCTTCTGGTTAGTGCCAGTTCCATTTCTTTTAATAGAATTGTTTACTGTTGATTCAAGAGAACCGCACTTACTACATTTCATTTACTTTCAGGTTTTAAAAGTTTATCAATTTTGTTTCTTATTTTTTTTAAATAGTCTATAGTTTCAGCACTTGCTTTGTTGCCATGTTCTGATTCTCTTAAGACGTTATCAATCTCAAGAAACTTTGCAAAGCATTTAACCATAGTTGATGATTTCATATTAGGTAGATGTGCTTCATCACCTTCGTTATCTTCAGCCGATAAATAACCAACTGAAGAATCATCAAACATACCTTCTTTGTAAGATACAAATTCCATATCTTGCCAATGACCATCAGGCCATATATGTTCTATCCTTGAAGTGTTCATTGTGGTTCCTCCTTTGTTTTAATTTGGTTAATAGTTTTGATAATTTCTTTACAATAATGATCAATAGATTCATCAAGTAAAAGATTACCCTCCTTATCGGAGGGCAAGATGATAGTAAAATTTCTATCGGTAAGTCTTACAGCTCTATGTAAGATACAATCAAGTTCTGCAAGTGTTTGATACTTTGCTCTAGTCATCTTCTAACCACTTCTCACCTTCTTTTAATACACCAAACAAACGCATAATATCATCATACGTTTGTTTACCTGATTGAGTCATACATTGATAATCCCAACCTAAGTCAGTTAATTTTTCAAGAAGTTTTTTACCGTTAATATTCATTATTACTTCCTCATTAATTAGGGTAGAAATTATGACAGCTAGTGGCTTTTAAACCTGTAGCTTTTTCAAAGTCCATGAGACTTTGTTGTGTTTCTCCTCCTATATGCCACCAATGCTCTTTCATTGGTGTTTGCTCTTCCTTATAATCATAAACATAGAAAGAATCTTCAAAAGCTTCATTAAATTCTGCTGACGTTTTACCATCACCATCATTTTCAGTAGGATTACTATAAGTTCCTTCCCTTTTATAAGTGGGTTCTCCTAACTTCTCTACTAGTTGTGAGTAAGTTGTTTTTACATAACCTTGTAGGCATGGCATGATTCGTGGCTCCTTTTTTTTGGTTGATTAACAGCTAAGTTTTTACACATAGCCATATCTATTATTATCCAAGCATAAAAAAATGTCAACCCTAAAAAGTTGGGACTTTCTAAGGTTGACTTTATTGTACTAACGACAGACTTTTTCTTGACTAAAACCTGAATCTTCGTTATACCATTTTTTGATTCTTGCTTTAGTGCAATCTTTTATTTTGTAGCACTCAAGTTTAAATTTATAAATTTGTTGAGCATGAAACAAATTAAATTTTTCCTTGTACCATTTAGACCTTCTAAATTCTTGTCTTATTCTGCGGTTAGCTTCGTAGATGTATTGATCTTCGTAGCCATATTGCAAAGGAATTTTTATAAGGGTTTTTGGTTCTCCTCTACTTGCATCTAAATTGAGAGCAATTTCTAAAGCAAAGTAAGAGTTGCCGTTAACTGTGTCTTTCCATTCAAGACCTGTAACGTGTACTGTCTTAAGTTCTGATAGTTGCATTGTGGTTATAAAAAGTAAGGGTATAAAGATACCTAGAAGATGAAACAAGCACCTTCTAGGCGATTCTGAGAGGACTATTCAGCCTGATTGAATAGCTTGCCTACCATATCCATAGTTTTTTGTTGCTTATCCAATTCATCTTGGCAAGCTTCAACATACTTACTGAAAGCATTTCGATATGGTGTTGGAATCTTGATATAGATATCTGATTCCCTTAAGTTATCTAAATAAAGAGCCATAACATTATGATCTTTATTTAAGATATCGAGCAAGTAATTTAGTTGCTCTTTACTGAAGTCTTTAGGTTCCATTGTGGTTCTAATGTAAGGTTTACAAGTGAAAGGTTTAAGAGCCTTTCAGAGAGGGCTAGAAAGCCCTCTAGGAAAGATTCTGTATTACTGCTCACCTACTACGAGATCAGCAGCCTTAACAGCACTTGAGAAAACTTTCATTAAGTTTGAAGCTTTACCATCTAGCGCACTTATCCAAGACTCAAAGTAAGATACATGATTTTGTGTATCACAACTTATTTGTAGTCTATTAGAGATTAACAAGCTAGAAAATTCTGCGGTTAATTCCTCTAATGCTCTGTTACTTGTTTTTGAGTAACCTTTTAACCAAGCTCTATCAAGTCTTTTTGTTGAACCTGTTGCATGGCTAAATTCATGTGCAAGTGTTGATAGATAAGCTTCATCATTTTTGAAAGTTGATCTATCTGGCATTACTACCTGATCTAAACTAGGTCGGTAGTATGCACTATCTGAACCATGTTTTAGACCGCCCTCTAATTGATCTTTAAAGATCATTAAACGATCATGAGCAAGCTTGCATCTTTTAGCTAGTGGTTTAGCTTTCTTAGTGCAATTAGATTTAAAATCTTGAATGATTTTATCTAGCTTTGCTTGGGACTTGCTATCCTTACCAGCCATATCTTGAATATTAAAAACGGTTGCACCTTTGAACCTAGTTTTAATAATAAATTCTTGGTTGCCATCTTTATCAAGAATAGGGTTGCCTTGTTCATCTTTAAGATCAATTTTAATTAAATTTGGTCTTAAAATTCTTGCACATTTAGCACCTTTTTTGACTATAAAATTATGCTGTTTTGCTTGAGAATAACCAGCCCATAATGGTAGGTCTTGACCTCTAGAAAACATATACATTTCAAGCAATAGAGGATTAGCACCACTATATTCATGATTAGTCAAGAAATTAGTATGGTTTCCTTGATTAGTTGGTGTCCATGGTCTATGCCATGGTGACTTGTTTTTATTAGATTCAATGATGTTCATTAAATCCTCAAGGATTTGTTCCTCTACTTTGATTTGTGGTTTAGAAAATGCCATGGTTTGTGAGATAGTAAATTAATAATAGATTTAATCTATTGATATTAATATATATACTAATATCCAAAAAAGAAATAGTATGTAAAGTTTTGTTACTTTCTCTTTTATTTGTTTATACTTTCTTATCCTTATTTATTCTCTAATTGTTTATATTTTATTCTTCTATTTCTTACTCAATTCTTGTTAACAATTAACCACTAATTAAACCCACTATTTAATACCTACCGATTACTTAGAAATTGATTTATAAGTAACATTTTTGATTTGACTAGAAATACCCACTAAATAATATTATATATATTCTGAAACGCTAGTTATAGCAATGATTTTGCCTAGAAAAAGTCTTATTTTTGTGTAGAATTTAGTCGAATGGGGAAAATTGCGGTCGACATATACGCATAACCCCTTCAAATTTTTCCGTTAAAATTTTTTTAAGTAAGATACCCTCAAGCAAGCTGTCAAAGAATAGACACCATACGGAAACTTTGAAGGATTCTTTAAGGGTACCCTTAGTGTAGGGAAGAAGTGCTTTCTCCTATAGTGTCCATTAATAGCGTTTATCTATAAAACCATCATTAGATACGTTGGTATTCCTGATTTGTTGAGGAGTCATACCCATAGCAGATTGAGATATGGTGTTATTCATAAGAGAACTCCAATTATCTAGGTGAATAGAGAGTAGTTCATCTTTACGTTTAGCGATATTTATATCTTCAGTTTGAGCCATGTACTCTGTCCAATAGCCAACTGCACCTGCGAGGGAGTCAGCGAGGTCATCATGTACTAGAGAACCTCTATGTCTTGATAAACGAGATAGCTGATATACAAGTTGAAGCTTTAATCTACGTTCAGGAGTTTCTTCAGGGTTAGAACGGAAGTCTTTTTCTATAACTTTCTGGTCAATTATTAGACGGTGAGAGTTCATTACAGGTTCTAGTGTGTCTATTATTCTTAGTTCTTTGGTCTTATTGTTTCTAACATCTTCTAATTGACATGGGTGAAACCTCATAAGGAAAGGTTTAAGGAGTTGAGAGAACATACCACCACCAAAGTTTTGTTCAACAAGTATTTTATTGATCTTATTATCTCTAGCAACCTTGGCTATCTTCTCAAGAACCCTATCTGAGTACCCTCCTGAGAGTCCTAAACATTCTGTGACGTATAAATTACCATTAAGCATCTTTACACAGCTTATAGCTGTCTGGTCTTTTCCTGTCCCAGAGGGGTCTACGAACATTACTGACCCTGTATATTCTATGAAGTCACCAAATTGTTGTGCAGGTCGGTAAAACCTGTCACCATTGAACCCTACACATTGAAGATCGGTGATTACATATTCGGGAGAATTGGACCATATTACTTTTTCGGGAGCAAATTCTTTGTTTATTGGCATTATCACAAGGTCATTTATCTTTAATGGGTATCTATCTTGATCTGAGAGTGTTGTATCTAGCTGGAATTGCAGGTTAAAGCCACTACGACCATAGGAAGCTTCTCTTTCCATAAGATCTTCAGCAGAGAACCTAATTGGATCTACAGGGTCTTTAGGCTTTACAAGTCCTTCTGTAAGTTTTTTAAGAATAATAGGTGCAAGTCTATCTCCGTAGTTGTTTTTTAGATTTGGGTAACGAGCAGTCCATATTCTTGTTTCATATCCTCTTTCTTCTAGTGTTAGGTACACAGAGTTTTCTACTTGTGGAGTACCTAGAAAAGTAATCTTTCCATTTGGTTTTAAGATCGCTTCAAATTCTTTTACAGCTTCACTAAGTTTGTCTCTCATGGGTTGTGTATAGGAATTATTAGGAACCTCTACGTCATCTGCTATAACCTCGTCTGCTCTAGCTCCTGACATCTGCCCTAAGACCCCTCTAGAAGAGCATGAAGGGGCATGGTCAGCTTGTGCTGGTCTTACATCAAAACTTACTTTACTGTTTCTTTGGTCATCTCTGGGGATCAAATCAGCAAGTATTGGCATCTCATTTATAAGACGCATGGTAAAGGTCGTAAAGTTATCGGCTCTATCTTTACTGGCAGATACCACTAAGAATTTTAGTTGTGGGTTCATACGAAGTCGCCACACAACGTAAGTAGAAGTAATCCAACTCTTACCTACACCACGAAATCCCTGTATAATTTTACGTCTTGCACCATATTGTAGATATTCAGCTATGTCTAACTGAACAGGAGTAGGATCTGGTAGGTTTAGATGTCTCCAAGTAACGATTAAGAAATATCTAAAGTCTTGTAGTTTTTTAGGTAAAGGTTGCAATTATAAATCAGCTACAGGTACAGCATCTAGGTCTGGTAAGTTCTCCATCAGTTCTTGCATAGGGTTTTTCTCTACAGGTAAGCACTCAACACCATTATCTTTTAGGAATTGTCTCGCTACGTTTAGATCACCAGCCTTTGCTTCACCACTTGTAATCTTATCTGTTAGTTCTTTAGCTAGAAGTAGGTGTAACTTTTCTAGGATTTTAAAATTCTTATCCATAAAAACTACGTTTTAGATTAATATAATCACTTTTTAGGTCTATTGCCAAATAATACATACTTAACTTTACCTAGAAATCCTTGTTTTTGTAGCTTTCTATATTGTCTTAGTTCTCTCTCAAGATGATAATTTCTAGTTTCTGTATCAGAAATCTTTACAAGTGAAGCCATGAGTAACATATCTTGTAGTCTTATTTGTTTTACAAGATCACAACAATAATCTTTGATAACAAAGTCTGGTAGTTCTTTAACTTCCCTGCATTTAAGTTCTATTTCTAGTTCTATTTCTGGTGGAGGATTACCAATAAGAACATCAAAAAATTCTTTATGGTTCATATCAGTTTAGCTTTGGGAATAGTTGTTGCTCCAACATATCCACAGCCTTGTCATCTAGCGTGTTGGTGGTTTGTTTACAGATTGCTCTAAGCAAATCGACTACTAATCTCTTTACAGCAGTTGTAGTAAAGAACTTTAGTAATACTGGTTTTAGTATTTTTAGCATAATTTTGTGTGTTACTTTCCAAACATAGCTAACTTGCTAGTATTAAACAAGAGTCTTAACTTTTCATGGATGACCAAGAACCTAGTAGAGTAGAAACCATTGTTAAAGTTTGTGTACTCCTTTGGTCGGCAACGCTATTATCTCTCTCATATTATGAACCGCCATCTGGCAAAAAGATAGTAGATTTTGACCCGACATTTATTGCAAGTATTTTTTCAGCTAGTACTGCGTCACTAGGTTTTCAGATAAAAAAGAAAAAAGACACTACAATAGATAACAAGAATAATAAAGTAGGTATCAAATGAAAAAACTATTTGCTGTTATTTGTTTATTGCCCTCTGCTGCTTTTGCAGATGTAACTTCTAGCATGATGACAACTGTATCAGTTCAAGTTAATGCAGCAGGTACACAAGTAGAAAGACTTGGTGGTTCTTATTCTGCTTCTGGTACAAATGTCGGAACTACTAATACAGGAGATGAATTAGGTGGCTTTAGTGTAAACTCAACAACTAACGCAGTTACTTTTGATGCAGGGCAGTATTCAATAAATTCTAATGCTACAAACTGGTCTTTAACTGAATCATTATTACAGCCTGACACTATGCAATCAGGTACTTTAGATGTTGGTGACGTTAA